GACTGGAAATCTCGTGGGCGGCAACCATGCATCTTCGCTGGCGACGCTCGATGGAACCGCCGATAAGTTCACAGCGACGAATCTATCGCTGTTGAAGCGGGTCGCTAAGAATGCGAATCCAAGGATTCGGCCCTATAAGACCGCGAACGGTTATGAGCACTTCATTGCGTTCGCGGGCACGAATACCTTCAGGGATCTTAAACTGAGCTTGGAGACGATTAATAAGGATGCTCGTCCGCGCGATGTGAGCGAGAATCCGATCTTCCAAGATGGTGACCAGATCTACGATGGAGTCATCGTCAGGGAAGTGCCGGAGATCAGCTCGTTCGTCACTAACGTGTGGACGAATCTGCTCACGGCGGGTACTGTCGGTACTCCAGTGGGCTATCTCGGGCGGGTCGAGCCCGTGTTCTTCTGTGGTCAGCAGGCCATGGTGTTTGGGTGGGGCCAAATGGCCAAGCCCACGTTCAGGAAGGAAGATGACTACGGCTTCATCACGGGCACTGGCATCGAGATGGCCTACGGTGTCGGGAAAATGTTTAAGAAACACCCGAACACGGCGACTACGCTCAAGCAGTGGGGCGTAGCCACTGGCTTCTTCGCCTCGTCTGCCGATTAAACGGAGGCTCAAATGGTAACGTCACTTAATAGAGGAAATCCGGCCCGTGAAACTGGCTACGAGATGGTTCAGTACATCGCGGGCCGTGTCACACTCGCTGGCGCAGACGTGAATGTTAAGGTGGGCACGTTGCCCGCTGGGAGTATTATCCTGTGGGTCCACTCTAAGGTGGTCACGGCCATCACTGGCGGTACGCCAGTGCTCGCTGTGGGCGTAGCCAGTGGTGGCTCGACGCTTGTGGCTACTATGGCCGAGGCGGCTGGAAGCGAGTTGCTGCAACCACTTACTACCGTGGTTCAGCCACTCGCGGCGGACACGGATATTTGGGCTGGCACGAGCGGCGCGGCAACTGCAGGTGACGCAGTTATCACCGTCGGTTTCTGCAAGCCCTTAGCGTAATCGCGGCAACCTGGGAGGGACGGTGTCCCTCCCTTTTTGGAGGATACGATGGGATCAGTTACGTGGTTAGGCGAGGATGGCAGCGACGTAGAGGAGGCTACGGCCTTCGGAAGTACTTTTAAGAAGGGCGAGGCTGTCGAGGTTGAGGATGAAGGTGCGTTGCGAAAGCTCTCTAAGAATCGGTTCTTTAAGGTAGAGGGCTACGAGGAAAGGCCCGACGGAGCCGAACACAAAGATAAGGCGGTGTTCAGGGCCCCATCGGAGCAACCAGCACAGGGCCCGGTAGAGAAACCAGGCGAGCCTGTGTTTACTGGTGAGCTGCCCCCGAAACAGCCTGATCCACCCGAGGATGGCGCGCCCGACGTCGAGTCCAAAAAGACCTGGCCTAAGATTTAGGAGGGGCTTGCCCCATGCCTCTGTTTTCCTCGTCGCAGCCGAGTCTTCGTGCTCGGGTGCTGTCTCGATTCCCGGCGCAGGTACTCGCCGGGAATGGGATTACCATCACTCGGAACGGCGGCACGTATACCTTCGATGTGCAGGCTGTATTGGCGATTCAGGTGCTGCACCTGCCTAATCTGTTCGACGCGGCGACTGATCCAGCAGCTGCCTCGGGCGGAGTGCAGATCGGACAGCTGTACCGCACCGGAAATGATGTGAAGGTGAGGATAGTCTAGTGGATATCAGCAAAACGCGGGACGAGTTGATTCGGGAGGCCGCGGACAAGCTCAACATAGTCGGCACTGGGCAGTCGCTCGAGGCCGACTATGCAGGTAGGCTTGATGGAAACATTGACCCTATGTTGATGCAGTTGGCATCGGATGGGATCTGTGAGGTTGTTGATCCCACTAACGTGCCCGCCGAGTGGTTCGATTCACTGGCGGGTCTGTTGGCCAATGTGTGTGCGCCACTGGGCGGCAAGAACTTCGATCCGCAGATCAAGGAATACTATGAGTTACGCTTAAAGCGACTCACTTCGAGTCGTCCAAGTTACGGGGTTCAGGAGTCGGAGTACTTCTAGTGACGACTAATATAGTGTTTCCGCCGTCGAGCGCACCAGGCACTCATTCGCAAGAGTCGGGTGGACGGCTGATCAATGCCTACGCCGAGAAAGCGCCCGTGGGTGCTCCATCGACTGTGATACACAAGCGGAGTCCTGGACTGGAGCCACGTGTCGTGGCACCAGCGCCCTACGTGCATACGAGGGGTTTCTTGGATGTCGGGGCCCAGATGCTGTGGGTACTGGATGAGAGGGTACTTGTAGTCAATAATAGCTATGACGTCGAGGATATGGGGGAGTTGACGGGGACTGATCCAGTCACGTTCGGGCGGAACAATGCTAACCCTAAACAGAATTTGGTAGTTACAGCTGATGGGTGCTTCCATGTCTTCGATGATTCGCCACCCGCGGCCTATAATGATGTGGACCTACCGGCAGGCCCTACGAGTGTATGTGATTTTGATGGATACTTTATTTGGTCGTTTGGAGACGGGCGAATCTTCGCGTCGAACCTCAACGACACAGGAGTAAGCGCGCTGTCGTTTACGACCGAACAGGGCTTGTTCGTGCGGAGGGTAGTAAGGTATGCGGGGCGGCTGTATGCCTTTGGGGACAAGTGGACTGGGGTTTACCGGGACGCAGGTACAACACCATTTCCGCTGGCGCGGGAGGTCACTATACCGCGCGGGATCATTGGGACTCATGCGGTTGCGGGCTGGGAAACGGGCTGGGCGAATGAGTTGCTGTGGGTCGGAGATGACTTTGTAGTCTATAAGCTCAATGGGTATACACCTGTGCCTATCTCGAACAACGACGTAGTTCGTGATATTCAGGCAGCAACTCGGTTGGGTAGTAGGGATCGAATAGAGGCGTTTGTCTATATGCACGGGAGCAACGCTTTCTTTGTGATTAATAGTGGCGGACTGTGGACTTGGGAATATAATCTTACAAGCGGGGAATGGAACGAGCGACAATCCTATGCCAAGAGTAATTGGAAGGGATTGAAGAGTATTAGGATATTCGATGACTGGCTCGTCGGGGACGAGTACACAGGCGAGCTATATAGGATTAGTGGGAACTACTTCCTGGAGGGCACGGACCCGCTGATCTGGTTGGTGGAGAGTGGGCCCGTGGCGGCATTCCCGAGGGGGATATCAATTCCGCGCACGAGCTTTCATATGACGGCAGGGGTAGGTAGTTTCACTCAGAATGCTGGGACCGGGGTCTCCGATCCTAAGGTAGAGATTTCGTGGTCACTCGATGGTGGGCATAGCTATGGAGATCCTGTGCTGCGCCGTCTTGGCGGCCCCGGAGAGACAAAGTCTCATCCCTACGTAATCAGCTGCGGCCTTAGCCGCGGCCAGGGTGTCCGATACCGCCTCCGAGTATCGGACCCGGTGCATGTGGGGCTGAATGGTGGAGTCATTGAGAATGAACCGAGGGGCTTCTCTGGATGACAGTCAGTCCGCGCGATCCACAGTCAGCGGTTGTCGATGAGAACCGCCGGTGGACTCCGGACTGGTACACGTGGCTAAAGGAGTTCATTGCCGATACGGACACTACCCAGATCAAGGCGGACCTCGATGTGTTGGAGGCCAACGCACTACTAAAGAATAACAACCTAAGTGACGTGACTAATGCGGCGACAGCCTTCAATAATATCAAGCAAACTGCGACGTTGACGGCAACTGGCGTCGCAGAGCTTGCGACGGCCGCGGAGGTGATCGCGGGCACGGATGCAGTCAGAATTGTTACACCTGCGACACTGAATACCACGTTCGGAAAAGGCCGCTTTCATGTTCATAGGAACGGAGTTGCGCAGACTGGTGCAACCGCGGCGGCCTTTAATAGAGTGAACTTCACAACCGAGGCGGTGGATGCTGCGGGCTGGTTTAGTGCAAACAGGTTTCAACCGGCCGAGGCAGGGTGGTTCTGGATTTACCTGAGCGTGTCGCTGGCGAACTTCGTGAGCGCAGAGACTTCGCAGGCGGTGATCCAGAAGAATGGGACGGCGGTTGCAACTGGGTGGTTGGCTACTGATGTGACGTTATGGCAGGGCGGAATGACCGCACAGACCATGGTACAGTTTAATGGAACCTCGGATTTTGTGGAGGGGTTTGCGTGGTGCCCTACTGGCATTACTTCGATCAATGGGGCTGTCGATAGGACGTTCATGGGCGGTTGGAAGGTAGGAGTGTAATATGGGACTGTTTGATGTCTTTACAGGCGACCCCTACAAAGACGCCGCAGAGAAGCAGCGGGCATTGCTCGGCCAGACTATTCAGCAGGGCACAGGCGTCATAAATGACGCTCGAACGCAGGGCCTGGCCGCGCTACAGAGTGGCCAAAGTGGAGCGCTGGGCGCAGTGCAAGGCGGCATTGGCACCGCCAGGGGCGATATCGCAGGGGGTTTTGACCCTGCGATTGATACACTGAGAGATTATACTGGTGAGGCCGCGGGCGCACTCGGCGCCGGGCAGGCTGGGGGCCTAGCCGCGCTGCAGAGCGGAGTTCAGCGGGCGCAGCAGGGCTATAACCAGTTGGGAGTGACTGCGGATAGGTACGGATCTCAGGCAGGTCAGGCATCGGCAGCGTCGGCGGACGCCCTGGGTCTCAATGGCCCACAGGGCATTGCCCGGGCACAGCAGATGTTTCAGGCCGGGCCAGGCTACAACTTCGCGGTGGGCCAGGGGCTTGACAGTCTTACTAGAGCGGCGAATGCAGGCGGCATGGTCGCGGGCGGCAACTTGTTGCGGGAGTCACAGACGTTT